AGATAAAGAGAAAGAATTAAATTTAACTTATCACAATTCAGTTGAGGATTTAGTTGCAGTATGTGATGTAATTAATATAAGTTGTCCTTTACATCCTGAAACTGAACATATGTTTAATGATGATTTAATTAGTAAGTGCAAAAAAGGTGCTTACATAATTAATACAGCAAGAGGAAAGATTTGTGATAAGGATGCTATTGCAAGAGCAGTAGAGTCAGGACAATTAAGTGGCTACGCAGGTGATGTATGGTTTCCACAACCAGCACCTAACGACCACGTATGGAGAACAATGCCTCATCACGGTATGACACCACACACTTCAGGTACTTCACTATCAGCGCAGACTAGATATGCAGATGGTGTTAGAGAAATACTTGAATGCTTTTTTGATGGTTCAGAAATTAGAAATCAATATCTAATTGTTAAAGATGGAGACCTTGCAGGTATGGGTGCTCACTCTTACTCAAAAGGAACAGCAACAGGTGGTTCAGAAGAGGCGGCGAAGTTTAAGAAGTAAAATGGAAAAATGTAGAAATTGTGGTAAGGACGCTCATTGTCCTGAAAAGTATGTAGAATATACTAGTTTTAGTCCAGACGGAAAAATTGTTTGTAATAAATGTGACTGTTCCGTTTGTGAGAAACCACGACCCAATGTTAAAACAGGAGATGAAATAGTACAGTAATGGATAGCGAATTAGTATTAATGTTAAGTAGGTTGTGGCCTATGTTTGTTGCTTTTATATTATTAATAGTAACTTTAGCACAATCACATTATAGAATAAAAGTGTTGGAAGAAAAAGTTAAAGTAGCGTTTGAGTTAATTAATAAATTAAACGATAAAAAATGAACATACTTTATACCCTAGCTGGTATTGTGGCAATCTTAACTATTATTATAGTTATGAGTGTCTTTGTAATTGCTTCTATTTAATAGAATAGCAATTAACCTTTTCTTTCTTACCCTTTACAGTACAAATACCTAGTTTATAAAACTTAAAGTCTAAATCTTTTTTAGTATTTTGAGATATTACTATTGTAGTATTGAAATCTTTACTCTTACCTTCCAATCTACTTGCCAAATTAACAGCGTCACCAATAACAGAATAATCAAAACGTTGTTCAGACCCCATATTACCTACAAGACACTCACCAGTATTGATACCTATACCAATGTTCAAAGGTGGGTCAAACTCTCCACTCTTATTCATTTTTTTAACTGTTTTTCTCATTTGGTACGCAGATAATATTGCTAGTCTTTTATGTTCTGGATTATCAAGTGGTGCGTTCCAAAATGCCATTATACAATCACCCATATACTTATCAATAGTACCACCATTTTTTAATATTATACCCGTCATTGCAGTTAAAAATTTGTTAACATATCGGGTAAGTTTTTCTGGATTACCTTTCATAGATTCCGATATAGGAGTAAAGCCACGTATATCAGAAAATAAAAATGTCATTTCTTTTCTTTCACCACCTAGTTTTAATAGTGATGGATTCTTTTGTAGTTTCTTAACCATATCTGGAGATAGATAGTGTTCAAATTGTTTCTTAATTTGTAGTCTTAATTTATTTTCTTTTGCATAGTTTTGATATGTTAACTGACCCCATATAATAGAACCTATTACAAGAGGACTAAACCAATCAGTTATGATTAAGTGTTGCGTCCATAGATAAGAACTTGCAAGTGTTAAATCAAATAAGTATCCACCAAACCATATCGCAGACCATATTACACTACATCTAGGTATAACTATGAGAAAGAATAGAGCACCTAATATTATAAATGCTAATTCACTATGTGGTAACCAATAAGGTCTACTAATAAAATTACCTGACAATAAAGTTTCTGTACTGATTGCCATAATTTCGTGTGTGTTCTTTAAACCATTAGGAGTAGTTACAAACGTTGAACCTTTGAACGTTGTACCTATGAAAACTATTTTACCTTTTACAGACGACCAATCTTTATCAGTAAAATCTATTCTAGGAATATGATGTCTGAAATCAATCCAGATATTATCTTTTGCTGAAGTTTTTGCATTGATAACTTTTAAGATAACATCAGGTATAGAACCATCAAGAGGTAGTTTTCTTATAGTGCCATCTATATCAACTGGTACAGATACATTACCTATTGCTAATGCTTTACGTGATATACTTTGTAGATTTTTTACTTCATCCGTTTCAGTAAGTATGACTGGATATTTTGAAATCATTTTTAAAAATACTTCATCACCACCTAATCTATCTTTATGTGGGAAGACTACTTGAAGAACGACAAGAGCGGCACCATTTTTATATGCATTGATTATAGTACGACCAAGTAAATCTCTTTTCCACGGCCATTGTCCATTCTTTTTTAATGCTTTGTCTGAAATGTCTACTAGAACTAAACTCCTTGATTCATAATTCTTACCAAATGATTGGTAGAAATCAAAGGTGTTTAGCTTTGCTGTCTGTAGCAATACTGGATTTGATAAGTATATTCCGAGTAATATAATTAAAGTCAGATATACTGTCCACGTTTTAGTCAATTTTTTAATCATATAGTATATTTAGTACAGATATCTTATAAATATATACATCAACGAGAGAAGGAAAAATGCGTTTAATAGCCATTATTTTAACAGTATTATTGTTTATTCCTAGTGCCTATGCAAGTGAATTGGGGTTTGAATTCCACAGTCCATCATTTTCAGGTAAAGGAAAATCTTCACACTATCTAACGATAGAGAATATTGAGAAGACTAGGAAAGACGCCATAAAAGCAGCAAATAAAGCGGCAGCTGATAAAGCAACAGCAGACGCCAAGGCAACTGCTATAGCAAAATTTAAAGCAAATTTAGAGAGTAGATTTTATACTGCTCTAGCAAAACAAATTACAGACAACGTATTTGGTACTGATGGTTTACAACAAGACTCTGGTACATTTACATCACCAGTTGGTGGTGAAGTAGTAACTTGGACTACTACAACAACAGGTTCAAATGATACCGTAACCGTAGTTGTCACGGAGTCCGATGGAACTGTAACGACATTTACAATGCCTAAAGAGGACAACTCGTAATGTTTAAGTACATAGGTATATTTTTACTAACATTATTGTTAGTAAGTTGTGCAGGCAAACCAAAGTTTGATGTAAGAACACAAACAGTTGCTTATAAAGATTTAACAGTTGTACAGGCACCTAAAGGTGACCCTATTGTAATTGCTGTTTATGATTTTTTAGATATGACAGGTCAAAAGAAACCTGGAGGCAACTTTGCGTCTATGAGTACAGCAGTAACTCAAGGTTCATATCAATTGTTAATTAAAGCATTACAAGACGCAGGCGAAGGCAAATGGTTTAGAGTAGTAGAACGAGCAAGTTTGCCAAGTTTATTACAAGAAAGAAAATTAATACGTTCTACAAGACAACAAGTTAATGGAGAAGGTGCAGAACCATTACCGCCATTGTTATTTGCAGGTGCATATATAACAGGTGGTATTGTAGGGTATGATAGTGATATTAAATCAGGTGGTTTAGGTGCTAGAATATTAGGTATTCAAAGCAACAAACAATTTAGACAAGATATAGTTACTATTATATTAAGACTAGTTAATGTACAAACTGGTGAAGTAGTTATAACAACTACTGTTGAAAAGACTATTGTTTCAACAATGACAGGTGGAGATATATTTAAGTATTTTGATACTGATACAATGTTATTAGAAGTTGAAGCAGGATATGCTAAAAACGAACCAGTAACTTTTGCAGTAAGAAAAGCAATAGAAAAAGGTGTAGTAGATTTAATTAATCAAGGTGCAGAAAAAGGACTATGGGAGTTTGAACCAATAGTTGAAGTACCTGAAATTAAAGACTACCTAGATGAAACTGGTACAAGTGATATTAAAGTTGATATGGGCGAAGTAAAACCAGAAAAAACATATGAAGATTTTAAGAAAGAAAAGAAAGCTAGAAAGCTAGAAATAAAAAATTATAACAAAAAACACGGTACAAAATTTAAAACTTGGGACGAATATCAAGCACATTTAGCACACTTAATAGCACTTGAAGCTAAAGAAGCAGAAAAAGAAAACCGTAAGAACGGTATACAAGAGAAAATAACTGAAGAGGAAGAGTGGAACCAAGTAGACGAACAAACAGAAACAAAGGAGAATGCTGATGAAAAAGATAATGATAGCGATAGTGATTCTTCTGGCGACAACGATTAAAAGTTTCGCAGGTAATTCCGTATATATTCAACAAGATAATCAAAACAGCGACGGATCAGTCTTTATAAAACAAGATGGTTCAGGAAATAAAGTAGGTATAAGTACCTCTTCAACTTTTAATATAAAAGGTGCAAATTTAACACTTATCATAAAACAATTAGGTAATTCAAATTTAGCAACCGATAGCAACCACAAGTCATTTATGGGTTCTAATATGACTTTTGATTATACAGCAACAGGTAACTCAAACGTATTAAGATTAGACCTAGATGACGTAGGTGCTGATGGTCATTATTATGATATTGATATTACAGGTGGTTCAAATATAGTAGAACTAGATACTCATACAAGTGATGACATACAAGATACTCACATAGATTTAGATATAAGAGGAGACTCAAATGATTTTTGGGCATATGTTAGAGGTGATTCACACTTCTTATATGTTCTTATGTCAGGTGATTCAAATGATGTAGAGTTTTATGGTGCAACAAACTCAACAGGTATGGTTGGTTCTAGTAAAGCAAATGTTATGATTGGTCCAGATGTAGAGTCACACGGTATCTTTGCAGACTCAACTGGTGATGAAGGTGCTACAATTGATGTTTATATAATTGGAAGTTCCAATACTGTTCATATGGCAAGTTGGGGTGCAAGCAACTATCAAGTCCACGATATCATAGGTGATTCAAATATTTTAGATGTTCATCCAGACGCAGTTGGTTCACACGTTAGAATGATACAATATGGAGATAATAATTATATGAAAACTGTAACTAGTGGAGATGATAATGTTTATAGATATTATGGAAGTGGTGGAAATAATAAAGCATATGTTTATATCTATACTTCGGACGCAACAGTAGAATTAAAACAAACAGGCGGTGCTAATACTGCCACTCTTACAATTTCTGGTTCATCAATATACGATTATACTTTACTTGTAGACCAAGATGGTTCAGATACTTGTACATATTCATACAATAGAAGCAATCAAACAGCAGATACAACTGTACAATTAAATAACAGCGGGTGTTAAATGAGAAAGATATTTTTACTAATATCATTTCTAGTACTCTTCTGTTCTAGTGCGTTGGCTCAAACCGTTGGTACGGTTATAGGTCAAATGGGTACTACTTGGAATGAACGTGATGGAAAAATTGAAAATACTTCAATGGGTTATGAATTACAAATGTGGGACTTTCTTCAAACAGGTGAAGATGGTGGTATGATATTAAAGTATGCTGATAATACTAAATTTACAATGGGTCCAGGTACAGAATTAACTATTGATGAATATTCTTTTGATACTTCTGTTATACCAATTAAAATTGCAATGAACGTATCAGTTAATGTTGGTACATTTACATACGAATCAGGTTCTATATCTAATTTAGGTGGTGAAGTTAATATAAATGCTGGTAATGCCACAATTACAGTACAAGGTACTGCTTTTTCAGGAACAGTTGATACTTCAGGCAAAGCAACAATTACTTTGTTGCCAGATAGTACTGGTGCAGTAGGACAAGTAACTGTATCTAATGACGCAGGTTCTCAAACAATAACTAATGCTTACAATTCAGTAACCGTTTATACAAATGATTTAGCTCCAACACCTCCAAAAATAGAAACTAATAAACAAGATATTATTGAATTAGATAAATTTGAAGATGAAATTAAAGATGAAAGTCAAAAACATTTTGGTGATATAGATTCAAAATCTGAAATGTCTAAAGAAGAAACTCAAGCACAGGAGATGGAAGAGGCATTAATTAATGAAGAAGCAAGTGTTGTAGAAGATAGTAATACAATTGTTGGTACAGATATGTCAGTTAGTGAATCAGACGCAATGATTGAAATGGAATCAGTAGAAGAAAGTACTTTAGTTGAAGTTATAGATGATGTTGATACATCTTATTATGACGAATGGGAAAGTGATTTAAAAGATTGGGGTTATATAGATGAAGATAACCAGATTTCAGTTTGGGATGCAGAAGGTGAAAAAACTATGGACTGGGATGACGCAAAGAAAATGTATGCAGAAATGGATCAAGCATACTTTGACGCCATTGGTTGTTCAGATTGTACTTGGGACACTATAAATTGGGATGATGTAGATTGGGACGCAGTTGATTGGGAAGCATACTATGATGAGTATAATGAACTATTAGAAGATTATGGATTAACTTCTTGGGCAGTTGAAGAAGAAGAGGTTAACGTAGTTGAAGAAACTAAAGAAGAAACAGAAGCAACTGTAGTTGAAGGATATACTTGGGAAGATTTTGCTTTAGATGACGCTTACTATAGCAATTCTGAATACATAGCGGCAGGTGGTCCTCCAACATTAACTCTACAAAACTATTGTGAGTATAATGGTTACGAAGACTATTGGTGTAACCAAGACTATGTTGATTACTTAAACTCGTGGTATAAAGATGACTGGACTTTAAAAGTAACCAATGATAGTTGGACTAAAGAATCTAAAAAGATATTTGGTAAACTATATGGTTGGTGTGGAAGTTGGCCAATTGTAAGATGTGTGACAATCAACCTAAACCTTGGAAGATGAAAGACTTAAAGAAAACATATATATCAGATTGGGAGTGGGCAGATTGGGATACATATTGGGACGCATTATATGATTGGTGGTATACAGGTTATGATTATAACAATGAAGATGACCAAAGTAATTGGGAAGATGAATATAATTATGAAGATGACTATGATATAGACGCAGAATTAGAATTATTATTAGCAAGTTATGATAAAGAAGAGTGTTTAAATTATGGATATTATTGGGACAATGCCAAGTCTAGTTGTGGTACTGAATGGGTAGATAATAGTGGTTCAGAAACAACTGTAACTGCTAGTGGAGAAACTTTAAATTATAGTACAGGAGATGTAACTCAAACCTTAACAACAACCAGCGGTGGTGTGTCAACAAGTACTACTTCTACAGGAAGAGTATCAACGTTAGATAACGATTTTGACGCAACTGCCTCAACGTCTGGTGATTACACAATCATAAATAGATATAACGACAACCATAGAGCTTATATTAAGACTGAAACTAGTAATGAAGCAGACGTCCAAATATTACAAGATAAAGAAGCTCAACACATTGACGTAGGGACTTCCTCTACACAAAATAATATAACTATAATACAAACGGATTAAATATGGACTACGGAACTATCAATTTATTCATAATCTTTGGATTACTAATTTATATGGACTGGTCTATCTATAGATGGATAGATAGAGAATTTTAATGGCTGATTTACAAGTAGATATAGCAAAACTAAAAAAAGACATTGAGCAAGTCAATAGTATTCACACACGTTTAGACACAGCAATAGACAAATTAACAGATGTATCAACATCTATTAAGTCTATGTTGGCAGTACACTCCGAAAAAATTGCTAGACAAGAACAAGTTGATGAAATTATATTTGAAAAATTGAAAGAAAGAGCAAGTGAAATTGACAATATACATAGAGAATTAACTAGAGAAATAGAACAAAGTGAAAAACGATTATTATTAGAAATTAAAGCAATAAGAGTTGATATTGGTTCCAGAGTTGGTATGTTAGAAAAATATAGATGGATTATACTAGGTGGTGCTATAGTAATAGGATGGATAGTATCTGGCAATTTTGAAGCAATTGTCAAGCTAATGAGCTAGAGAAAAATTGTTACCTTTTACCCGAGGAAAATAGCCTGGGTATTTTTTAGTCACCAGGTTTGAGCGTACAGACTTGACTATTTTTGTTAAATGGTGTATATTATGAGATAGTGTTATGTCAAGTTATATAGATTTAAAGTATATTAATTCAATCTCTTCAGGATTGGATAAGTTTAAAAAGAAAAACGATTATCTCTTCAATTTTAGGTGTCCACATTGTGGAGACTCGCAGAAGAGTAAAACTAAAGCAAGAGCATATCTTTATAGAGTAAAAAACGATATGTTCTTCAAATGCCACAATTGTGGTATGGGTCAGAATTTGGCAAATTTCATCAAATATCTGGATCCCAAAAAATACGGAGAATACTTATTAGAGAGATACAAAGGATCGGCACCTTCCACGCCTCAACCTAAATTTGACTTTAAACCAACAAAGTTTGAAGAACCAAATTTACTAGATTCTTGTATTAAAGTAAGTACGTTAAAAGACGGACATCCTGTAAAGGAGTACGTAAGAAAGAGATTGATCCCTCCACAATATTATGAGATAATTTATTTTGTTGACAAATTTCATAATTTTGCCAATAAAGTGAAACCAGGGATTTTTAAAGAAAGTTATGAACACCCTAGATTAATTATTCCTTTCTTTGATGTAACTGGTAAGTTGTTTGCATTTCAAGGCAGAGCATTTGGAAAAGAACAACCAAAATATATTACTATTAAACTTGATGAAACAAAACAAAAAGTATATGGACTTGAACGTGTAAATTATCAAAAACATATTTACATAGTTGAAGGTCCACTTGATAGTTTGTTTTTAGATAATTGTTTAGCGGCAGGCGGAGCTGATTTAACTCTACGTGTGCCGAGTGACCAAGTTACATATATATTTGACAACGAACCTCGTAATAAAGAAATAATAAAACGGATGTACGCTGTGATTGAAAAAGATTACAACGTAGTTGTTTGGCCAAATGATGTGCAACTTAAAGATGTAAATGAAATGATTATGGGTGGTATGAAAAGAGAAGAGTTAATAGATATTATAAGTAAGAATACATTTAGCAAATTAGAGGCATTAACGAAATTAAACTATTATAAGAAATGTTAGGAGTGTGTAAATAAAAATGGTGAATGAGAATATAAGTGTAGTGAAGCGAAATGGTAGAGGTAAGGAATCTCTAAACATTGAAAAGATACATCAAATGGTAGAATATGCGTGTGAAGACATAACGCAAGTTTCTGCTTCTTCTGTAGAAATGAATAGTGGTCTACAATTTTATGATGGCATATCAACAAACGAAATTCAACAAATCTTAATTAAATCAGCAAACGATTTAATCACTTTAGAAAATCCAAATTATCAATATGTTGCCGCTAGACTATTACTCTATAGTTTAAGAAAACAATTATTCCATAAAATGTGGGATCATCCACATATTTACGACCACGTAAAAAAATGCATTGATATTAATGTATATGATAAAGAAGTTTTAAATTGGTATGATAAAAAAGATTTTGATAGAATGGAAAATTGGTTAAATCACGAAAGAGATTATACTTTTACATATGCAGGTTTAAGACAAGTCATTGACAAATATCTAGTGCAAGATAGAAGTACAGGACAAATTTTTGAAACTCCACAATTTATGTATATGATGATATCTGCTACATTATTTGCAAAATACCCAAAGAACAAAAGGATGAGTTATGTTAAAAAATATTATGACGCTATTTCACGTTTTAAAATCAATATTCCAACACCTGTTATGGCTGGTGTACGAACTCCTATTAGGCAGTATGCGAGTTGTGTCTTGGTGGATGTTGATGATACTTTGCCTAGTATCTTTTCCAGCGATATGGCTATTGGCAAGTATGTTGCCCAAAGAGCAGGTATTGGAATCAATGCAGGAAGAATTAGAGGGATCAACTCACGTATTAGAGGTGGTGAAGTACAACATACTGGCGTTATTCCTTTTCTTAAAAAATTTGAAGCAACTGTTAAGTGTTGTACTCAAAACGGAGTACGTGGAGGTTCGGCAACTGTTCACTTCCCTATTTGGCACAAAGAAATAGAAGATATAATTGTATTAAAAAATAATAAAGGTAGTGAAGATAATAGAGTAAGAAAATTAGACTACTCTATACAGTTATCAAAATTATTTTACGAAAGATTTATTAATGATGAAGATATAACTTTATTTTCACCACACGAAGTACCAGAACTTTATGAAGCGTGGGGAACAAAAGAATTTGATGAACTTTATGAAACAGCAGAAAGAAAAACAAGTGTATGGAAAACTAAAGTAAAAGCACAGGACTTGTTTATGGCAATTTTAAAAGAAAGAGCAGAAACAGGTCGTATTTACATTATGAATATAGACCATTGTAATACACACTCTAGTTTCAAAGATAGAGTTTATATGTCTAACTTATGTCAAGAGATTACTTTACCTACAGAACCAATAAGTCATATAGATGGTAAAGGAGAAATTGCATTATGTATTTTATCAGCAATTAATGTAGGACTTTTAAAAGATTTAGATGAATTAGAAACCTTATGTGATTTAGCAGTAAGGTCATTAGACGAAGTTATAGACCATCAAAGATATCCAGTTAAAGCGGCAGAAATTTCTACAAGAAATAGAAGAAGTTTAGGAATTGGATATATTGGTCTTGCTCATTACTTAGCAACATTAGGACTTGGTTATGAAACTAAAACTGCTTGGAAAGAAGTAGATAAGTTATCAGAAGCATTCCAGTATTATCTATTAAAATCTAGTAATGAATTAGCAAAAGAAAAAGGCAAGTGCGAAGCATTTGACAAAACAAAGTATTCAGATGGTATCTTACCAATTGACACCTACAAAAAAGAAGTAGATGAGATTGTATCTCGGAAACTTTCATATAAATGGGAAGACTTGAGGAAAGATATTAAGGAATTTGGGTTAAGACATAGCACACTCACTGCTCAAATGCCTTCTGAAAGCTCTAGCGTGGTTTGTAATGCCACAAACGGCATTGAACCACCTAGGGACTATATTTCAGTTAAGAAAAGTAAGAAAGGTACATTAAAACAAGTTGTGCCTGATTATAAAAAATTAAAAAATAATTATACGTTATTATGGGATATGAAAAGTAATGAAGGATATATAAACATAGTAGCAGTAATGCAAAAATATTTTGACCAATCAATTAGTGGTAATTGGTCATATAATCCTGAAAATTATGATGAAGGAGAAATACCTTTATCAATAATGGCAGAAGATTTATTAACAACTTATAAATTAGGTTGGAAGACTTCTTATTATCAAAACACATATGATAGTAAGAAAGATATAGAGGAACCTGTACATCCTATCGGTTGGAAAGATGATGTACCAGAAACCAAAACTATAATGGAGAAAAAAGACGAAGAAGAATGTGAAACCTGTGTAATTTAAAGGAGCCGTATGGCGTTTTTATGTGCAAATGTTCCTCATATAGAGGTACTAGTTAAGAAACAATACCTTTACGATTTAGAGAAAGGTCACGGAGAGTTTGAACCAGGTATCTGGTGTACAGTTAAAAGTATTCAAGGTAGAGCATTATATTTTGAAACATATCTGTATGAAAGTGGAGCATTATATGATAAGTTGCCTATAAATGCTTTTGTATGGAAAAAAACGAAAGAAGATATAAAATTAAGTGAATTACAATTATGGGACTGTTTTGATTATGATATATCAGTTATTGAGAAGCAATTAGTGAGTGGTAATAGATGTACATATTTGTCGCCAAGTAAAAAAATGTATGAAGGTAATTATATGTTTAGTATAGATAGTTGTAGTGCAACGAATAAAGAATTGAACGTAGGTTATAGTGAAAATCCATCACAACATAAATCATTTAACATAATAAAATTAGATAATGGTCATTTTGCTGCTCAACCAAACAATAGAGTTTTATTTTATGACAAGTCTTTAACACCAAGTAAACCAAAAAGACCTGATTATAAAGTATCTACTAGAGAATATAGTGTAGATAATATGGATAAATGGACAGCAGGTGATAGTGATGAACACCATTATAATTTAACAGAATCAGAAAGATTACAAGCAGAATTAGAACCAATAAATGACTAAAAGCGTATTTAATACAGAAAAAAAATTAGACTATACTAAACAACCTATGTTTTTTGGTAAAGACTTACAGGTGCAAAGATATGATGAACTAAAATATCCTATCTTTAATAAATTGTTTCAACAACAATTAGGTTATTTTTGGAGACCAGAAGAAGTATCTTTACAGAAAGATATATCAGACTATAGAGAGTTAAATGAACAACAAAAGTTTATCTTTACATCTAATTTAAAATATCAAACAATGATGGATAGTGTGCAAGGACGAGGACCTGCTTTAGCATTTTTACCTTTTGTTTCAATACCTGAATTAGAGAGTTGTGTTCTTGCGTGGGACTTCTTTGAAAACATACACTCACACTCATATACATATATCATTAAAAATTTATATTCAAATCCTAGTGAAGTTTTTGATACTATAATTTCAGATGAAAAGATTGAGAAAAGAGCAATTAGTATAACACAAAGATATGATGATATGATAAATTTAGGTTATAAATGGCAATTAAAACCAGATAGTGTTGATATGTATGAGTTGAAAAAGAAATTATATTTAACATTGATGACTGTTAATATATTAGAAGGATTAAGATTTTATGTTTCTTTTGCGTGTTCGTTTGCGTTTGGAGAATTAAAAATGTTAGAAGGTTCTGCTAAAATATTATCATTGATAGCACGTGATGAAACTTTACATTTATCAATCTCACAAAGAATACTTAATAACTATCGTGATAATGAAAATGATAGAATTATGAATAAAGTGATGAAAGATACAGAAAAAGAAGTTTATACAATGTATGAAAATGCAGTAGGACAAGAGAAACGTTGGGCGACTTATTTGTTCTCTAAAGGTTCTATGATAGGATTATCAGAAAAACTATTACATCAATTTGTAGAGTATATGGCAAATAGACGTATGAGAGCAATAGGATTAGAACCACAATATGACCAGAAAGTAAATCCATTGCCTTGGGTTGACCATTGGTTAAATAGTAGGTCATTACAAAATGCACCACAGGAAACAGAAATTGAAAGTTATGTTATAGGTGGTATTAAACAAGATGTACAAAAGGATCAGTTTAAGAAATTTAAATTATAAAATATATTATGGACGAAGAGATAATAAAGAACACTAGGTTTAGTTGTGGTAATTGTAAAGTGACCTATACTATAAAATATGATGAAGAAGAAACAGATATGAAACCTATGTCTTGTCCATTTTGTAGTTATGAAATAGATGAAGAAGATGATATTGGAGATGAAAATGAAGAAACTAGTTGGGATTGATTATAGTTTAACAAGTCCTGCCATATGTGTTACAGATGATTTTAAGTTTGAATATAGTCATTTCTATTTTCTTACTAATAAGAAAAAACATTTAGGCAAATTTGGTAATATAATTGGTTATGAACATCAACCTTATACAGACCCTATCCAAAGATTTACTCAAATTTCTGATTGGGTTCTAAAAGTCTTAAAATTAAATCACTCTAAAGACAATATAGATACACTAGCAATAGCAATAGAAAACTATTCTTATGGTTCTAAAGGTCAAGCATTATTTCAAATAGCAGAAAATTGTGGCATACTTAAATATAGATTAGCAGAACAAAAATACAAATATAGTGTTATTGTACCAAGTGTTGTTAAGAAACTTGCTACAGGTAAGGGTAATGCAGATAAAGAAATGATGTATGAACAATTTTGTAAAGATACAAAAACAGATTTAAAGAAATTATTAGACACAACAAAAGCAGGCAATCCAGTATCAGATATAGTTGATAGTTGGTATATAGCAAAGGCACATTATGGGCGACTTTAAAATATTAATACTTGCATATCTAATTGGTCATAGTCCAATAGAAACACAACAAACTTTCCAAATGGAAGGTTGGTATAAAAATATGGAAGAGTGTAAAAAAGAATTACTTTTACAAAAACCAGATGGAAGATACGAAGTGATGAACGAGTTTGTTGTAGATGGAGAGTTTAAATGGGATTGGTTAGTTGCAGGTTGCAAAAGTGATACAACAGGAGAAGAATTCCAAGTATGGCCTGACTACCCTAAAGGTAAACCAAAAGAGTTAGAAGGCATTGAGTTTGATGTTTTTGAATTAAATATATGAAATTATTAAAAGCAAGACAATATGTAACCTGTCAACACGCACCATTAAAAGGAATAAAACCTAAAGTTACAATAGTGCCTGTTAAAGATTTAATGTTAACTGCTGATTATGAATGGATGATAAAAAGATATCCTGCTTTTAAAACTAGTATTGAAAGTGCAGGTATGAAGTTTCCTATTATCTATACAGATTTAGAACACTATTGGTTAAAAAGAAGATGGAAGAAAGACGAAGAAGGAAATTGTATACCTGGCATTTCAGTACACACAGGTAATAAAAGAGTGTATTGGGCAAAGAGAAATGGGTTTACCCATATAGAAGGATACTTTGTTAATAATAAAGATGAACAAGCGGCAATAGTTAGACAAACATTTTTAGCACCTGCTAGTTTTCCAACTACAAATGCTCGTGCATATCAAGAAGAGGTTAATAAATATGAAACCATTAATTGAATTTCAAGATGAATTTCCTAAACAACTATTAGACGAATTTGCTCAAAGTAATTTGATGATATATAATTGGGCAATGCCAGTTAAAGATTGTCAAATGATTATTGAGAAGTTTGAACAGGTAGTCAAATTTGATAAAACACAGGTAGATGAATTTAAAACTGGTCGTAAAAACTTTACTGAAATAGATATAGACAAATATGGTGATTCAGATTTTTGGAAAGAACCTAAAAAGAAATTTGTTGCAATGATGGAAAAATATAAATTAGAATTTATGAAAAATTTGAATATTAAAGATTTAGATTTTCCACCAGTAATAGATATGGAAAATATAAGAATAAAAAAATATATGCCTAATGACGAAGACCAATTTAAAGTACACGTAGATGTTGTTCGTTCTATGGGTGATTCATCAAAAAGATTTTTAGTTTATATATTATATCTTAATGATGTTGAAACAGGTGGTCATACATATTTTCCAAAACCTGAAATATTAGTTAAACCAAGAGCAGGAAGATTGTTAATGTTTCCACCTTTTTGGACTAATCCACACGCTGGATTAAAACCAACTAGTGGACCAAAATATGTTATGATGTCTTATTTACATTATGGGGACGTAGAAGATCCGAGGTATAAAAAATAATGTATCAACCATTACCACACGAATTAGAAATTAAAGTAAGTAAAATCCACGGTTCAGGATTGTTTGCAAAAGAAGATATTGATGACAATACAAAGATAGGATTAGGTTGGTTAGTAGTTGGTGCAGAATTAATAAGAACTCCTTTAGGAGGTTTCATTAATCATAGTGATAATCCTAATACAATAAAGGAAAAAGTAGATGATAAGTATTATCTCTATAGTATAAGAGATATAAAAAAAGGTGAAGAGATAACTTTAAAATATACTTTTTATAGTGTAAATGAATCTAGAACAAAGTAAAGAATTATTTAAAAAAAATATATATTCAGTAGAGATAGGTATTCATAGTTATTGTAATAGAACTTGTACATTTTGTCCATTGTCAAGAGAAGATGTAAACAGAAGAGATAAAAAGAATACAATTTATATGACAGATGAAATGTATGTAAGTATAATGAAACAACTAGGTGAAATTGATTTTGATGGTCGTATAGATTTTACAAGATATCACGAACCACTTGCAGATAAAGAAGCAATATTAGATAGAATTAGAATAGCAAAGAAGTATATACCTAAAGCAAAATTAAATATTAATACCAATTCAGATTATCTTAATAAAAAGTATATACAAGAGTTGATAGACGCAGGCGTAGATAATATAGCAATGCAAGCGTATTTAAAAAATGGTACAACTGTTTATGATGAAAACGAAGTATTTGAACGTATCAATCATATATGTAATAGAATAGGTGCAGAAAGAATTAATCCAGAGGAACATAAAAATAAAGATTGGATTATATACAGATTGCCACAATTCAAAGGTTCTATTCACGCAAGAAATTATTGGAAGAATGGAACTAATAGAGCAGGTAGTGTACCAATAGATTTAGGTTATAGAAGAACACAACCTTGTACGAGTATGAATAGAGGAATTTTTATAGAGTATGATGGTTCAATGACTATCTGTTGTGATATGTTGACACCAGAAGTCCATAGTAAATGGGCAGTAGGTAATTTAAAAAAAGAACCTAGTTTATTTTTAAACTATACTAGTGATTACTATACAGAATGGAGAGAAAGAATTAATAAAGCAGATTGGTTTAAAGGTTCTCCTTGTATAGTTTGTAAAAGGGATGTAAGAGGTAAAGAGGCAAGATAATGTGTGCGATACACGGAATATTATGTAGGTCTAAAGAGTTAATGGATGAAATGTTGTGCCAAGCACATCATAGAGGACCTGATGGTAATGGTCAATGGAGTGATGAAGATATTACTTTAGGTCATAATCTATTATCAATTATAGACACTACAGAAAATTCAAAACAACCTTGGTTTCATAATGATTGGGTATTAGTTTATAATGGAGAGATATACAATTATAAAGAATTAGGTTTTAAAACTAGAACTAATACAGATACAGAAGTTTTAATTAGAGGTTTAGAAAAAGAAGGTTCATCATTTATTAAAAAATTAGATGGTATGTTTGCCTTTGCCGCTTATAATAAAAAGAAAAAAGAATTAATACTTGCTAGAGATAGTAATGGTGCGAAACCTTTATATTATGGTTATATAAATGATAAGTTAGCATTTTCTTCTGAAATTAAAAGTTTATTAGCAATAGGATTTGAAAGAAAAGTAGATAAAGAAGGATTTAAACATTATTATAAACAAGGATACAATTCTGGTTATTTAACTTTATTTAAAGGTATAAAGAAATTAGTACCAGGTGAGTATGTTAAAATTAATCTTAACACAAAACGAAGAACATCATCTAATCTTAATAATGAACTTGTAAAACAAATACCAGTTAAAAATGTAGGTAAGATTTCAGAAGAAGTTAGAAATAGATTATATCAGGCGACTAAACAGACTTTAATGGGACGTAGAGAGATTGGTTTATTTTTAAGTGGTGGTATTGATAGTACATCTATATTATATGAAATGACACAATCACTAGATACAAAACCAAATACATTTAGCTCCAGATTTATATTAAGAGATAGAAAAAGTAGACTTAATCAAGACCCCGATTTGGCAAAACAAACATCAGCATTGTATGGTGGTATACACAAAGAGATACTTATAGATGAGAAAAATTATGTAGATACTATGAGAGATACAATTTTAGCTTTAGAAGAACCTAGACAAAGTAAAAGTCTACCTGTGTATTACAATGTAAATAAATTTATAAAACAAAATGGCATAACAGTAACTTTAAGTGGTGATGGTGGAGATGAATTATTATGTGGTTATAAACATCATAGAAAACCAGAATGGAGAACTAAATTAAAAGCATTATCTTCTGAACATAAAGAATTACAAAATAAAGAGTTATGGGCAAGTCTTGATGACCAAATGGCATATTTTGATAGTTGGTTTCCTACAGGTGGTTTACAAGGCGATAAGATAAATGATTTTATGTTTATAGAATGCTTGAATACATTATCAGAAGATTTTTTAATTAGAAATGATAAGTTAGGTATGAAGTGGAGTTTAGAAGGAAGATTTCCTATGTTGAATAAAACATTTAGAGATTATATAAGAAGTATACCTAGTCAGTTTAAAGTTAATGATGATTTTATGCTTAATGATTGGTCTAGGCATAATAAACCATTATTAAAAACTGCTTATTATAGTAGATTACCACATTATATATTAAAAAGAGCAAAAACAGGTTGGAGATTTCCTACAGATGAAGGTATAATAGGAAGATTTTCTAATCCAGCTCCACATAATAGTACATTGAAAGATTATATTAGACATTTATTAATGAATAAGGAAATGCAAGAAATTTTTGAATATAACCCTGCTGATATAGATGATAAATATATGAGTACGGAAGGATGGAAAAAAGGTTTAAATAAAAGTGGTAAAGAAACTATATTAGCAAATATAGGACAAAAATCACAAAAACAATTATTTACTATACTATCCTTTGCCGTGTGGTATGATGTATTTAAAATGAATATATAGGAAAATTATGAAATATCCATTAGCTTGTGATACTTGGGATCAAAAAGAACTAGACGCAATACAAGAAGTTATAAAAAGTGGACGATATACAATGGGTCCTCACGTCAAGAAGTTTGAGCAAGAGTTTGCCGACTATTTTAGATGTAAAGACGCAGTTATGGTTAATAGTGGTTCAACTGCCAATCTATTAATGATAGCATTGTTAAAATTAAAATATAAAAAAGGTGGTAATATAATTGTGCCTGCTGTATCTTGGTCAACAACATATTTTCCATTACAACAATACGGTTTCAAATTAAATTTTGTAGATGTAGATAGAGAAACTTTAAATATAGACCCTAATAAAGTTAGAGAAGCAATTAATGATGATACTTGCGCTATATTTGCAGTTAATCTTTTAGGTAACTCCTGTGACCACTATTCATTAATGCATATTGCTAGAGAAAACAATATTATGTTAATAGAGGACAATTGTGAGAGTTTAGGTGCTCAGACATATAACTATGAATATTGTGGAACGTTTGGCGATTTAGGTAGTTTTTCTTTCTTCTTTTCACATCACTTACAAACAATGGAAGGTGGTATGATTGCTTGTAGAGATAAAGATGACGCAGATTATTTAAGGTCATTAAGAGCACACGGTTGGTGCCGAGATTTACCAGACGATAATAAGATTTATAAGAAGACTGGAGATAAATTTAAAGATAGTTTTACGTTTGTAACTCCAGGATATAGTGTTAGACCATTAGAAATGAGTGGTGCGATAGGTAGTGTGCAACTTAAAAAAGAATTTGCAATGAGAACACAAAGAATTAAAAATGCTAAATATTTTCAAGAAAGATTTAAAAATAATAAAGATATTTTATTACAGAAAGAAATAGGAACATCTAGTTGGTTTGGATTCTCACTAGTATTACAAAACAATTTAGAAGGTAAACGTGATGAAGTTGTTAAGAAACTTATAGAAAATGGAGTAGAGTGTAGACCTATTGTTGCAGGAAACTTTATGAAAAATCCTGTAATAGATTATCTTGAATATTATAGTAATAGTTGTCCTAATGCAGATTATATTCATAAGAATGGTTTGTTTATAGGAAATGATATAGGAGATTTAACATTAAACATTGATATGGTATACAGTATAATAAAGGAAGTAAAATGAAAAGAGCATTAATAACAGGTATAACTGGACAAGACGGCGCCTATCTTGCTAAGTTATTATTAGAAAAAGGTTATAAAGTATTTGGTGGACAAAGACGAAGTACATCACCAAAACATTGGCGACTAGATGAAATGGGTATTACAGACCAAATAGAGTTTGTTGAACTTGATGTAATAGACCAGGCAAACATAAGAAGAGCAATAGAAGAAACTCAACCAGACGAAGTGTATAATTTAGCGGCACAATCCTTTGTATGGTTATCATTTAAACAACCAGAACTTGCTACTCTAATAGACGCAATGGGTCCTTTAAGAATACTAGAAAGTATTAGACAAGTAAATCCTAAAATAAAATTTTATCAAGCAAGTACAAGTGAAATGTATGGAAAAGTATTTGAAACACCACAAAAAGAAACAACGAAGTTTTGGCCGAGGTCACCATATGGTGTTGCAAAACTATATGCTCATCACATAACAATTAATTATAGAGAAGCATATAATATGTTTGCTTGTTGTGGTCTTTTATTTAATCACGAAAGTCCACATAGAGGTGAGGACTTTGTAACTAGAAAAATATCAAAAGGTTTAGCAAAATGGATGAAAGATAGTACACCTATTGTTTTAGGAAATTTAGACGCAAAAAGAGATTGGGGACACGCCGAAGATTTTGTTAGAGGTATGTGGCAAATGCTACAACACGATAAACCAGATGACTATGTGTTAGCAACTGGTAAAATTCATACTGTAAAAGAATTTGCAGATATGGCATTAGATTATAAAGAGATTCCACATCATTGGAAAGATGGTGAGTGTTTTACAGATGGCAACTTATTAATTATAACAACTGATAAAAAACATTTAAGACCAGCCGAGGTTGATGTATTACAAGGGGATGCTAGTAAGGCAAGAGAGGTATTAGGTTGGGAACACAAACACAATGTTCAATCATTAATGGAAGAAATGGTTGACGCAGATATAGAAAGGATTGGACTTGATAGAGTTTCAGGATTTGATTATGATTCACCAGACAAATGTATTTAGGAGATATAAAAATGGCAGCTGATTACGTATTTTGTACAACATTTAATAAAAAATTGTATGATGAATATGCTCATCAATTAATTGACACGTTTGTGGCAACAAAACAAATACCAATGATGTATGTTTTTGTGGAGGATAATCCAATGTATTATCCTAAAGTAGATAGAGTGCATTATCTACATATATATGATTACGAACCAGATTTAAAAGATTTTGTTGAAAGAAATAAACATAGAAAGGCAGATACTTTTTATGAAGAAGCAATAAGATTTAGTTATAAAGTATTTGCTCAATCAGCGGCAAGACATAGAGGTGATAAAGTAATTTATGTAGATAGTGATTGTAAGTTTATGGACACAATACCAGGTACTTGGTATCAGCAACTTATACCAAATCTTACATTTTTATCATTTTATGATAGACCAAATCAATATACAGAAACAGGTCTTGTTGCATTTAATGTTAAGCCAGAAAGTGACCATACTACAAGTTTATGCACGGATTTTTTTAATGCATATAGAGATTGGTATAAAACAGATAAAGTATATACAATAAACAAATTAGGAAAGAATTTTTGGACAGATTGCCATACATTGGACGCAACTAGGCAAATGTTTAAAAACGATCCCAGGTATAATGAAAAACCTTTAGGTGATGGTGGTAATGGACATATAATGGCAAGAGATAGTTTTATTAATCCATATATAGACCATAGAAAAGGACCAAGAAAAAGACAATCAAATAGTCCAGAATGGAGAAAAAACAGATGACAGATAATGATGACAACCAAAGAGGATTAGACGCAAGTTTTGAAAATGAAAGTAGAACTGTAACTATACCTCTAAAAGAATATGATAAGTTAAAAGAAGAAAGTAAATATATTACAGACCCTACCTTGATTGCAACGATAGATAAGATAGAGTTTTTTGTAAAAGAATTGAGAAAGCATATTGTAAGAAAATTATAATGATTAACATTTTTGTAGGATATGATAGTAAAGAAAAGGTAGCATTTAATGTACTTGCATATAGTATATTAAAACGTAGTACAAGACCTGTTGCTATTACACCAATATATCTTCCTAATATAAAAGATAATTTTATTAGAGAAAGAAGTAATATAGAATCAACTGAATTTAGTTTTAGTAGATTTATAGTACCACACCTTATGAATTATAAGGGTTGGGCATTGTTTATGGATTGTGACCAGTTAATGATGACAGATGTTGCTGAATTATGGAGATTACGTGATGAGAAATATGCTGTCCAAGTATGTAAACACGATTACATACCAAGAAACTCAAAGAAATTTTTAGGTCAAACTCAAACAAAATATGAAAAGAAAAATTGGTCAAGTTTTATGTTAATGAATTGTGATAAGTGTACAGCATTAACACCAGATTACGTTAATACTGCTACAGGATTACAATTACATCAATTTAAATGGTTAGAGAACGATAGTTTAATTGGAGAACTACCATTAGAGTGGAATTGGTTAGTTGGCGAATATCCACGTAAAGATGATGTTAAGAATGTCCATTTTACAGAAGGTGGACCTTGGTTTGTAGATTATCTACAATGTGATTATGCAGATGAATGGCACAAATTGAAAAGAGAAACAACTGAAACAAATATGGTAAAATGATTAGAGAATTATTAGAAGAAATTAAAAAGGTTAGGGACGATTTAGTACATACTAATAATCCACATTTTCAATCATTACAAAATATAATATATAAATGGGAAACAAAACTTGCAACAAAAGAAATAGATGATGATCCAGGGACTACTGACAAGACCAGCGACAGATGAAGTTGTAAAACCTTTTGTTGAAAGTGCAAAGGGAACATTACATACAGTTGACAATGTTGATATTAATAAACCCATTGCTTGTTTTGGAATATTAAGAGGCACAGGCGAACTTTTAAAAAAAAGTAAAGAGTTTTATTATTTTGACCACGCTTACTTATATGGTAATAGACATAAACCATCAAAGGTAAGTGGCGAAAGAATATATAGATTAACAAAAAATCATTATCATATACAAACGATACAAGAACTAACAGATGAAGACCACGAAAGAATTAAAAAGTATAAACCTTATATAAAATTAAAACCTTGGAAAACTAATGGCGACTATATTTTAATTATAGCACCTTCTAATTTTCAAATAGACTATCATAATATAAGTAGTTGGGTTGATGATACTATAAAGACTTTAAAACAATATACAGATAGACGTATTAAAGTAAGATGGAAAAATGATAAGAGACCATTAAAAGAAGATATACAAGGTGCATATGCTGTAGTAGCTCACAATTCAGCAGTTGTAGTTGAAGCTATTATGAATGGAGTACCTGTATTTTGTGATAAAATGAATATGGGTGTACCAATAGGGTTAACAGATTTTAGTAAAATAGAACAACCTATAAAACCTGGTAGATTGAACTGGATATATAGTTTACTAGCAAATCAATTTACTATGACAGAAATAAAAGATGGAACAGCGTGGAGAAAAGTACAATGAGATTAGGTATTGGCGCTTTATTTGTTTTCTTGTCAAGTATATTTGCTTGGATAATGAAGAGAAAGAAAAGATGAAAGTATTAAAAAGTAAATTATCAGATTTTTTTAAATGGGTAAAGGGTACTGAACTTGTTGAGTTAGATAATATAGACGTATCGGAAGATCCAGTTAGACCTGAATTAACTTTAGGTTGGCGAATAACAAATGGTCGTAAGATATTTGGTTTAAAATATGGTGATGAAATTGAAGGTATTATATGTATAGCATTTACTAATGATGTTCCTTCAAGTGTAAAAGAACTAGATATTATGAGTGAGTTAGCACATTTAAAAAATGAAAAGAAAATTGCTATTGCATATACAGTATGGTCAAGAAAAAAAGGTGCAGGTAAAGAGATAGTAAACAAAATATTAGAATATGCTAAAAAGAACAAAATTGAAAGAGTAATAACGTTGTCCCCATTAACACCTGTGGCGACACACTTTCATATTAGAAATGGTGCGAAACAAATTAACATAAATGAGGTAACCCAAAATTTTGAATATGAGATTAGATAACGAAATAAAATTAGATTACAAAGACGTATTATTAAAACCTAAAAGGTCAACATTATCATCAAGACGTGATGTAGAAATGACTAGGTCATTTACATTTAGAAATTCTGGTGAAACATATGAGTGTTGTCCAATAATAGCGTCTAATATGGATGGTGTTGGAACCTTTAGTATGGCGAAAGTTATACAAGAGTATAAGATGATGACCACGATTACGAAGACAACAACACTAGAACAATGGAAAAAAGCAGTTGGGGAAGGTATTAAATTAAAATATCTATCAGTATGTACAGGCACAGGTAAGTTATGGGATGATGACGCTGAAGATTATTCTACAATGCAAAAAGTATTGAAGAGTTATCCAGATGTTAAATTTATTACAATAGATGTTGCAAATGGATATCATACAAATTTTTCAGATTTTGTTGGTGCAGTTAGAGAAGAGTATCCAGATAAAACTATTATTGCAGGTAATGTAGTAACTGCTGAAATGACAGAAGAACTAATTATACAAGGTGCAGACGTAGTTAAAGTAGGTATTGGACCAGGTAGTGTATGTACGACAAGAACTATGGCAGGTGTAGGTGTACCTCAATTTAGTGCAGTAGTAGAATGTGCTGACGCCGCCAATGGTGTTGGTGGTCATATAGTTGCAGATGGTGGTTGTAATATGCCAGGAGATATTGCGAAAGCATTTGGTGGAGGTGCTCATTTTGTTATGTTGGGTGGTATGTTAGCAGGACATAATGAAAGTGAAGTACAATCAAAAGATGGTAAAAGAGAATTTTATGGTATGTCTTCTGATAGAGCAAGAGAAGTACACGGTAAACGAAAAGATGGATATAGAGGCAATGAAGGACGAGCAGTTATATTACCAGATAGAGGACCTGTTAAAGAAACGATAGAAGATTTATTAGGAGGTGTTCGTTCAAGTTGTACATATATTGGTGCAAGACGATTAAAAGATATTCCTAAATGTGCAAGTTTTGTTAGATGTAACCAACCATTGAATACAGTATTTGAAAAAATGAAATGTTT